TGGTATCGTATTTTTGAGATTCCAGGTAAACTGAAATTAGAGTCAATTACCGATCCTGGTGTTTATAACCAAGGACCTGTGGCAAAAGAAGCTTATCAAGCTTTGGAGGATGCAAAAGAGTATTCTCATATTTTCTTAGGAAGGTTACAGTTACCGTCGATTAAGGCGGCCTGGCCATTCTTTGGAAGTACGAAAACACCTTCTGGTCTTTCTGCTTTCTTATCTATCCCTACTTCTATCCGAGCATTTACGCTCACAGAAGAAAATAGAGAAGTTTTCGCAAATATGTTATATTTGCTATGGAAAACAAGAAGTTACCTCTTATTCTTTTTACTGTTCACCTTTTATCGCTTTATGATAGGATATTCCTACATTCACGATTATCTCTGTGATATCATCGACCGCACTAATTTCGAAGCCTTAGATAGAGGTATTGTTTATACCCTATTTATAGGTTGGAAAAGTACTGATCTTGGAAAACTCGCAGAAAAATTAGAAGCGGCCGGAAAAATCCGGGTTTTTGCTATGGTTGATCCTATTACACAATGGGTTTTAAAACCTTTCCATTTACAATTATTCAAGATTCTTGAACAATTTGAATGGGACGGGACTAAAGACCAAATTGGTAAGGCTCAAGCCTTTTCTAGAAAATACGTAGGTAAACCTATGTACTCTTTAGATATTAGTTCTGCCACTGATAGAATTCCAATGGAGTTTTACTCAGCCTTATTTATCCCTTTATGGGGTGAACAAGTGTTTAATGCATGGAAACATACATTAATAGGTAGAAAATATCTATATCGAGACCGATCTAGAGGCGCAGAAGAACCGAAACGGTACTTATCTTATGGTGCTGGACAGCCTATGGGAGCTCTTAGCTCCTGGGCCAGTTTAGCAGTCATTCATCACTTTATAGTGAAATTGGCAGCTTGGCGTGTTGGGTTATCTTCCTTCAATGATTACATCATTTTAGGAGATGACTTAGTGATAGTTGGAGAAAAGGTCGCTAAATCCTATTTAGGACTTATGAAAGATATAGGAGTGGATATTAATTTATCTAAATCCTTAATTTCAGAAGTAGGAGTGATGGAATTTGCTAAGCGAATATGGTATAACGGAGAAATATTCTCGGCTATACCTCCACGTGATGCATTTCTAGCCTTCCGACATCCTGTCATGTTCCCTACCTTTATTAGAGGTTTGGCTCGTGATGTGGTCTTACTTCCAGCTAGTCATTCTATCCGCTTCTTCGTAGAGCATTTTGGGGTCAATTATGATCCTTATAGATCATTAATTTCCCTTCCAAAAGCTTTATTAGGAGGTTTGGTAGAACTGATTGGTTATAAATCTATTTATGCCAATCTTTACACGCCTTTCCTGTTACTTTCATTACAGCGATCAAGACTGATCGACTTGGAACGTTGGTTTCAAGGTAAAGCTTCTTTTCTAGTACCTGATTTGCTTGCATTTCAGTTATTAGATAAAGCAGTGTATAAAGATCACTTAAAAGATTTTGTACCCCCACTGTCGTGGGCCAGAAACTTCTTAGTCTCTGTGAGGGGTTCGGGAATCCGAATCTCGGTATTAGAGTCACTGATTCTCATCTTTTG